CTCTCCTTTTTTCTCTAAACCGTTAATATATTCCGAAAACGCTTCAGTTGGATTATATAGAGTTAATTTCCCTGCATAACCTTCGTTTGATTCTGATACATAGTAATCAATGTTATCAGCTTTTAATTTAATTTCTGAACTTTGTGGATTTAATTCTAAATCTACAGCCCCTGTTAATTTTTCTGGTGTAGAATATGAAATAGTTGTTCCGTTTGGAGCAACTGTAACTTTACTAAAATGAACATTTTCTAAACCAAATGTAATTGTATTTTCAAGTCTTGTTGGTGTTTGTTCTGAACCCATTTATTCATCTCTCCTTATAATGTTATTTGATATGCAACCATATACATCCGTTCTTCTTTTAAATATGTTTCTTGGAATGTATAGGTTAATTTGTTTTTGTCGAATAATTCTTTTAATTTTTCTTCTAACGATAGATCTTTAAATTCTGAATATACTTCTACAATCACATCTTTATTTACATGAAACGTAAAATTATCTGCGTTAGCATGCTGTTCTGATGGATTATAATAGATGATATAAGGAAGGTTAGGAGCTTGTCCTTCCTGGAACATATAATATTGAACAGGTAGTTGTAGAGTTTTTAGCTGTGTATATAGTTTCTGCAGTGTCATCATTTAGCTTCCTAACCTCCTTCTTATTTCAGATTCAAATTTTTTAATAACTTCGTTTTCAATTTCTTTGATATGTGGTTGAGCTCCGACATTTCGCCCTCCATTCCTTCGGGCGTGTCCAAACGCAAGTAAGTGTGCTTTTCGATATTCTTTTGGTTGATAGATTATACGCTCTCCACGCTTATTCAATTTACTATCCCAGTCATTGGCATAGACTCCAGTACGTCTTGGAGATGCTCCTCTTAATTTAGAAACAGTATCGTCTGCTAAATCATCAACGATATCTCCTATTTCTTGAGCGACTTCTTGATTGAAATTTGATAAAGCTTTTGCAATTTCCGATTCGAGATTAAAGCTCATACTTCTCTCCAACCAATTCTTCACATTGCAGCTCAGTGAATTCTCCATTTTCTGGCTTGAATGCTCTTCGGATAACGTACTTGATGCCATCGCATTCTAAGAACGATTCGTGTTCATACTCAAACCATCGAACTTGAACTACGAATACTGGCTTATATCCGAATTGAGCGCCATAGAACAGCATTGCATTTGTTACGCTTTTTTCAGTCGCAAGAATCTTTCGTTTAATCAATTCAACGATTGGATTCCCGATTTCATCCGTTCCATTAATTCTCTTTTTGATTAAAACGATCTCCTTATTCCACATTCACATCACTCCTTAAATTTTCTAGTAGTAGATTATGAAGTCGATATTGTAAATGTTTCGGCATAAGAATATTATTATCGCGATTGTCATATCGAAACGCTGCATAATCGATTAAAAAATCCATGTGATCATATCGATTAGTATCAAGTTTTATCTTTTTTTGTTTTTTAATTTCATCCTGCACAGATAAAATCAAATGATTTAAATACTCATCTCTAAATGTTCCGCTAATTCCTAGTTTAGCTTTCAAAAGAGCTAGTATCTCTCTCTGTTCCATTATTATCATCTCCTTCTATCTGTTTGATGAAAATAACTCCAGCTGTATTATCCATAGTTAACAATT